ACAATCAAAACAGCTTCAGGAAGTGGATTTACTTTGGATGCAAGTAAAATTTATGCAGCGTACTCAGATGGAACAAATCTCACAGAAGTTTCATTAGATACTTTAGGTGGAACAGTCGCTGCCGCTCAAATTGCAACAGATGCAGTTACTACCGCAAAAATTTTACAATCAAATGTTACACAAAATAAAATGGCACCTAATGCTGTAGGTACCGCACAGATTCTGCAATCTAACGTAACACAAAATAAAATGGCACCAAACGCAGTAGGCACTGCACAAATTTTACAATCCAATGTTACATTAAATAAAATGGCTCCAAACTCAGTTGGTCCAGCACAACTACAATCAACTGCAGTGACTGCGGGCTCATACAACACGGCTGACATTACTGTTGATGAAGATGGAAGAATTACTGCTGCTGCAACTGGTTCAGCAGGATCTCCTGACTTTGCGCTGACTTTCGCAGACGCTACAGCTGGATCAGCTACTTTTAACGCACAACCAGGAACTACAAAATTAAATATTTATATGACCGGAGGCGGTGGTGGAGGCGGAAGCGGAGCCCCTACTCACGGATGTGGTCAAGGTGGAAATGCTGGAATTGGATTTTTTAACATCCCTGTATCATCACCTGCACCCTCTCCTTTCTCTGCTCCTTACACAATTGGTGATGGAGGAAACGGAGGAACAGCAACTGGAAGCGGACAAACTGGGCAAAGCTCTACTTTTGGAAGTCCAGTTCAAGCCACATGCACAGGCGGAGGCGGAGGCCAATTTGAGCCAGCAGGTCCAACAGGGTCTAAATCAATATTAGGTGGTTCGTCTGGCACAGCGCCTGGAGCTACATTAGACTTAACAGTGGCAACAGGTAATCCAACAAATGGAGGCACACAACTCCCTATTTCAGCTCCTATAGATCAAGTTAGAAGAGGCGCTGCGGGATTTGTAGGTAGAAACCCATTAGGTGATGGCAGTAATAGCAGCACAACTGATAAATTTGGAACAGGTGGACAAAGAGATAGAGCGACTCCGTCCCCTACGGCTGCCGGTAAAAAAGGTAACGCTGGGGCAATAGTAATTTTTGAAAATATAGTGAGTTAATTATGGCATATATACTTTTTAATAGTGATGGTTTAGCGGAAAATTATGCAAAAGAAAAAAATGATTTCAAACTAGTTAGACCAGATATAGATTTTTTCGATGGTAAAGGTCTTGTAAAAGAAGTTTCAAGAGAAGACTACATCTCCGTTGTTTCAAAATTAAAAGAAGCAAAATTACAAGATGGGAACATTACATATGAGGTTGTTGAAGATCCTGCACCAAGTTTTGTAAAAGAAGACTTTGATTCTTTAAAAACTTTATATATTGAATCAATAGATAAAACTATGCAAAAACATAGTGCTAAATTAGCTACGGATGAATTTTCATCTTTAAACACAAGACTTAATGATTTTAAAACAGCTTTAAATAATTTCGATACTGCAACTCCAAGTTATCCGGTAACTACAAGTTTCCTAGCTTATTGGTTTGAAAATGAATCTGCAGAGCCTTTCTCACGTCAATATTTACTTTAATCTTTAGATGTTGTAAAAAGCAACATGCCCTTAAAGAATTTTATAAAAGTCTATCAAGTTATTAAAAGTCCGGTAATCATAAGTAAATGCATTAGATTTTTAAATAAAAAATTTGATGAGAAAAAATTTCAAGACGGACAAATATGGACCGGTAAGCTAAACTTTACAGATACTAAAGTTAGAGATGTACAAATCCTACCATTATCTAATGCTAGTGAGTCACTTTCTGAAGTTCATTGGAATAATTTTTTAACTCATTTTATAATATCTGGAATGAATGAATATGTAAGAGAATTTCCTGATATTAAAAAAGCAACTATTATAGAAATACAAGCATTAAGATATGGAGTAGGTGGTCACTATAGATTTCACGTTGATGATGGACCCAATATGAACAGAAAATATAGTTCTATTTTAATATTAAATAATGATTATGAAGGTGGTGAGCTTTGTTTTGAAATAGATGGTAAAATAGAAAAAATAAAAAATACTCCTGGATCTTTAATCGTTTGGCCGAGTAATTTTATGTTTCCACATGCAGTGCAACCTTTAACTAAAGGAGTGAGGTATTCAGTAGTATCATGGATGAATTAAGAAAAGGATATAAAGTAATTAAAAATTTTTTAACCAAAGAAGAAGTTGGTTTGTTAACTGATTATACAAGAATGAAACATAGAGTTAACATGACTGAATTTGATCTACAACAAAATGATCAAGGTGATACTATGTTTTACGGAGATCCTGCTACAGATTCATTAATGCTTAATAAATTAAAATTAATGGAAAAACAAACAGGTTTAAAATTATTACCTACATATTCTTTTTTTAGAATGTATACGTATTTAGCTGATTTAAAAAAACACAAAGACAGACCGTCATGTGAAATTAGTGTCACTGTGCAAATAAATTCGTGTGGTACGAAATGGCCTATTTTCATGGGTGGCACAGAAATTAATCTTGAAAATGGTGATGGAGTCATTTACAAAGGTTGTGAGGTAGAACATTGGAGAGAAGAATTTGAAGGAGACTGGCACGCACAAACATTTTTACATTATGTTAACAAAGAGGGACCTAACACTGAATGGTTTAGAGACAAAAGACCAGCATGGGGTATAAGTAAATAATGCGAATAATACAAAAACAAGATGGTTCAGGTGAGATAGTTTTTTCTTGGAAAGAAATTTGGATTCTAATTAAGAAAAGAAAATTAGTATTAACTCCTGAAGCACTTAAAGATTTATCCAATAATCTAGTGAAAATTGCAATTGAGTTTAACGAAGTTTTTAGCGAAAAAATTCAAAGGCAAGAAACATTTTCAGATGAAGTAAATAGTGTGGATGATAAAAGCTAATAAAATTATTGAGCGAAACATTTTAAGAAAAGCTCAACTTTATGAGATAGAATTAAAAATCGATTCTAATTATTTTATAAATAAAATAGAAGATAGTTTGAAAGAGAAAAATTTAAATTACGCAACTAATGTTAAAGGCAAAATGACAGGTTGGAATGCTTTTAACGATGATAAAAATTTTTTAAGTGCACTAGATAAAGGAATAAAAGAAGTTTCAAAAATCGTAACTTGGGGTAAGAAAAAATCTTTGCAATCTGCATGGGGTATAAAAATAGAAGAGGGTGATTTTACAGCTCGTCATAATCATTCAGCTTGTGCACTTTCTGGAATATTATATTTAAATAATGTAAATCAAACATTAGAGTTTCCTGACCTAGGAATATCAGTAGAACCAAAAGAGGGGAGTTTTTTAGTTTTTACACCTTGGTTAGATCACTACACAGAAATAAGTGAAAGTGCTGAACCAAAATATGCTATCGCTTTTAATTTTGAGGATTTTAAGCACAAAACTTGGGATTGATATTTATAATCGCACTGACAAATGATATACTCTTTTCATGCCTTTAGCAAAAGTAAACATAGCACCAGGATTTGATAAACAGTCTACACCATCAGATGCAGAGGGTCGTTTTGTTGATGGTGATAATGTTAGATTTAGATATGGTGAACCTGAAAAAATAGGTGGTTGGTCTGCTTTAGTAAATGACAAATTAGTTGGTGCAGCTAGAGCACAACATGTTTGGGCTAACACCGTAGGTAAAAAGTATGCTGCGATTGGGACTGATAAAGTTTTAATTATTTATTTCGGAGGTGCTTTTTATGACATTACCCCTTTAGATACAGATAATTTTTCTACGGGTGCAAATATAACAACGACCAACGGATCAGCTACAGTAACGATTACAACTTCAGGAGCACATAATTTAGCCGCTGGTGATATAATAACTTTTGCAAACGCTGGCTCTTTCACTAGCGCTAACACTGATTTTGGTGCTTCAGATTTTGATGATAAGTTGTTTGAGATACAATCTGTGCCTACAATTACAACCTTCACAATTACAATGCCCTCAACTGAGAGCAAATCTGGTGTTACTACTGACGGAACACTAGACGTAAGACCTTATGTGGTTGTCGGACCTATACAACAAACTTCAGGTTACGGTTGGGGCACATACTTGTGGGGCGGTAGAACCGTGGCTGAAACAACTACTACTATGAACAATGGAGGAACTTTAGCTTCCGGAACAACTGCGCAAGTAATTTTGACTGACGCTACAAATTTTCCAAACTCAGGAACAATAAGAATAGGATCTGAGGATATTACTTATGCGAGTAAATCTAGTAACACCTTACAAACATTAGGACGAGGAGCTAACGGTACCTCACCTGCAAATCATTCTGACGGGTCAACAGTCACTAACATATCAGAATACATTGGTTGGGGTGATGCTTCAACGTCAAGCACCGTAACAATAGATCCAGGAACTTGGTCTTTAGATAATTTCGGTAACATATTAATAGCCACTGTTCACAACGGAGAAACTTTTACATGGGATGCATCTGCCACTAACGCTTTGCAAACAAGAGCAACAATTGGGACAGGCATGCCGACTGCGTCTGTCATGACGATCGTCTCCGATAGAGATAGACATTTATTTCATCTTGGCACAGAAACCACAATTGGCACACCAACCACACAAAATAAAATGTTTATAAGATTTTCAGATCAAGAAAGCACTAGTGATTATGATCCAACTTCAACGAACACCGCAGGAACTTTTCAACTAGATGATGGCACAGAAATTGTTGGAGCATTTAAAGGTAAAGACTATATCTTAGTTTTGACAGATACAGCTGTTTATGAGATGCAATTTGTGGGTCCGCCTTTCACATTTTCAATTAGAAAAGTTGCATCAAACGCGGGCTTGTTAGGTCAACATGCAGGTGTGTTTGCAAACGGAGCTGTTTTTTGGATGGGTAAAACTGGTGGTTTTTATCTGTATGACGGAACAGTTAAATCTTTACCATGCCTTGTTGAAGACTTTGTGTTTACTACAAATGGTAATAACCCAGGATTAAATTTTGACTCTGGTAAAATAGTTTTTGCAGGAATAAATGAATTATACTCAGAGATAAATTGGTTCTATCCAACGGCAGCATCTGTGAACATTGATAGAGTTGTTACTTATAATTATGCAGAAAGAGTTTGGACAACTGGGACTTTAGATCGAACAACTTGGATGGGGTCTACAGTTTTTGATAAACCTTATGCGACAGATT